AAAAACAGCAGATATTCGTATTTATCTGAGCAAAGGCGTAAATCCGCAGAAAATGATGGCAAAACTTTATCACGATACATCGCTTGAATATTGGTTCTCAATCAATATGGTATTGCTGGATCAAGGAAGATTTCCAAAGGTGTTTGGTTGGCGACAAGCCTGTGATGCCTATATTGAACATATTCGTGCTTGTAAACGCAATATGATAAAGTTTGATTTGGATAAAGCTGAAGCACGGCTAAATGTAGTAGAAGGACTTCTAATCGCAGTAGCAAATATTGATGAGGTTGTAGCAATCATCAGAGCATCAGATAGTCCTTCTGCGGCAGCAACAGCATTGATAGAACGCTTCAAGTTCAATAAACCGCAGGTGGAAGCGATTCTTGCTATGAAGCTCTCTGCTCTGACCCGAATTGATGGGATAAAATTAAACACAGAGAAGGAAGAACTTAATAGGTTTATCGCGGACCAAAGACACTTACTATCAAGCCCCCAGGACCTGGATAAAGAATTGATTAAGATACTAAATGTAGTATCCCAAAAGTTCGGTGATGCAAGACGTACACAAATTATGGATATTCTGGGTGATGAAGAAGAACCAGAACAGATTGTAGAAAAAGATATTGCGGTTCTTTACAATGGTAAAACTATTAAGTTAGTTGAAAAAGGAAAGAATGCAAAAGGCAAGCAAGAAATTATTTATACTACAAATCTTGGTTCGCTCATACTTGTTACAGATGCGGGTAAATATTACACGGCATCATTAAGTAAGCTAAAGATGGATAGAGATTATAAATTAAATGAAGTGTTTGAATTAGAAGGAGAACATCCGCGCCTGCTAATTGATACATTTACATTTAATGCTCATAAATCTCTTACTTGTGTAACACGAAATGGTATGATTAAGAAAAGTCGCCCAAGTGAATATGTAGGTCATGCAAAGAAAGGTTCAGCAGTAATGAAAATGGATGATGGCGATGAACTTGTAGCCGCAATCCTAAGTAGTGACGATGACGATAAAATCGTAGTCATTGCAAATAATAATTACTACAATTGTTATCCTCTAAGTGAAATTAGCTATACCGGTCGCGTCACCAAGGGCGTTAAAGCTATTAAGCTTGAGAAGGATGGACATGTAAAAGATGCAAAATGGGTGGGCGATAATACATATAAAGTTACCGGTCGTGCGGTAAAAGGAGTAAAGAATGGATAAGAAATATGTTACATTGTTTAAAGATTTGGCGCAGGCATCTGCGGCTTCCGCCGAACAGGTAATGGATTATGACCGTTCTCAAAATGATGAGAAGGGATTGAAGACTGCCACTATTATGCGCGATGATTATCAGAAACTTGCTGATAAAATTGCTGATGCCGGTGATGCTTATGCGCCAAATAAGGATGAAATTGCTAAGCTATTGGTAAGCGCAATGATCCAAGTTAATCAACTACAGGATCGTATTAATAGCTTGAAAAAGGCAATGGTAGGTTATCAGACCGATACCATTCCTAAATTACAGCACATTTTAGATAATGCAAAAGATGATGATGATGCGCGTAATATGGCAAACCTAAGTTTTATACTTGAAACTAACAATTAAATATTTGACTATTTTGAAAATTTATGCTATACTTATAGTGTAAGAAGAGAAGCAGAGGAAGTCATGAGCCTCTGAGATAATGTGCCTTATCACAAGTCTCTTACAGATTTTAATCAATAAGGTGATTAATATGGGATATATTTATAAGATAACTAATTTAGTCAATAATAAGGCTTACATTGGACAAACCAAACAGCCTATTGAAATAAGATGGGCGGCACATGTATATGCGGCTTATCGTAAAGAAGAAGATAATAGATATTATCTTCATCGTGCTATAAATAAATATGGAATAGAGAATTTTAAATTTGAAATAATTGAAGAAGTTCCTAATACTAAATTAGATGATAAAGAAATTTATTGGATAGCACAATATCACACATATAGATATGATGAATTAGGTAATCAGAGTTATAATTTAACTCGCGGTGGTAAAGGTAATTGGAAATTTGAACCTGAAACTTTATTAAAAGCATTTTTTGAGAATGAAGAACATTTAGGTAATACTTGTAAAGATATTGGATGTTCTGAGCCAACTTTAATCAAGGTTTTACAGGAAAATGGATTATTTGGTAAAGGTAGTATGACTGCAGTATATCAAATATCTTTAATAGACGGAAGTATTATTAGAAAGTTTGATTCCGCCGTTGAAGTAATGAAAACATTCAATCGTTGTAAAACAGCAATATGTGATGCAATGAATGGTAGACAAAAAACAGCCGCAGGTTATATATGGTGTAAAGTAGAAGATTATCCTAATTTTAAACTTGAAGAACATACAGATAATAAGCAAAAGAAAGTAGTATGTGTGGAAAAA